CCCCTCGGGGTCTGTTTCTAGTTCTGTGAAGAACTCTTAAGTCTTGTGCACATGACGACCTGTCGTGTGGTTCTCACTTGACTCGCAACTGCACTCCTCCAGTGTACAGTTCTATGTTGTTTTAGGAGACAATATGGTAGCGCCCGTTCGCGCGACGTCCTTGCTCAACATGCAGAGTTATGGTCGCATCGTCGACCCTTCTGTATGTGACAGGTATTTCGTCCGAACAGGGAACCGACAGAAGAGGCCTTACAACCTCCCTCTGGCGGCGTTCACGTGCTTCGCGGAGATTACCAGCTACTCTAGGCAGTCGGTCAATTACACGACTAATGTGCCTAGTGTTGGTGCTCTCTCTGATAGCGACGTGGGCTCAGACCTGGTGGAAGCCCGTAATAAGGCTTACGACAGGTTTAAAGACGCGACCCGCAACCAGGCCGGTGCCGATATCGGTACTAACCTTGCGGAGCGTAAGCAATCTATGGATATGATGACCGCCAGGCTGTTTCAGCTTGGTAGATTCACCCAAAAATTGCGGAGGTTTGACTTCGTTGGTGCTGGACGCGAGCTTGGCATAACCAAGCGCCGTGTTCCGAGAACCCTTAAGCGACATGCTAAGGCATTCTCGAATAACTGGCTCGAATTTCACTTCGGCTGGTCACCACTTTTCAAAGATATCGGCGGCGCTATAGAAACTCTGAATGCTGGGATTCCTCCCTTCAAGGTTAGAGGTAGTGCTACTGTGCGTAGCTCCAAATATAGTACTTACGGTTTCTCCAGCTACGGCTGGCCGATCGCAAAGTACGAAACTTGGACGACACAGAAGGTCCAGGCTCGGTACATTGCTGACGTTTACGTCAGCAACCCGAACCTGTGGCTGGCCAATCAGATGGGTCTTATCAACCCAGCTAGCTTGGCGTGGGAACTCGTACCATTCTCCTTCGTGGTAGACTGGGTCGGAAACGTTGGACAGTATCTGTCTTCGTTTACCGATTTTGCAGGGTTAGAAATTCAAAATCCCTGCATTACCGAGTTCGTGCGCAGATCACAGAGAAAGCACGACTGGAATATCTATGGTACCCAGTTGCATACTTCCGAGGTGATCCAGATGCGAAGATCGCCGGGGCCAATACCCCGTCCTACGATTCATTTCGCACTACCCAGTAGGCTTTCGCCTACGCGCGGTTTAACGGCCGCTACTCTCCTTATTCAGTTGATGCGTTAACATTGACAAAGTTGCCCAATACGGGCGTCGAAAGGGCTATATGCCTCAAATCGCAAATGTGACAGTAAAGAAAAACGACGGCACCACTGACGTGATCTACACGGCTGTTGTTCCGAGTGCTGGGGACAAGTCCCCCGCACTCTTCCGGAATACGACCGTTGGTAGTGCAGCCGCTCACCAACCCAGCGTCACCGTTACCAGCCGTTCAAACGGTCCTGGTACGGCGCGCCGGGTTGAGATCGAGGGCCGCTATCCTACCTTGGTCACCGGTGGTGATGGTAAGATTTCGGTCTCTGATCGTGTCATCATCTCTTTGTCCGCGGTTGTGCCTATGGGCATGCCTACGGTCGAAGTGAATGAGGCAGTTTCACAACTGCTTAACTTCACAGCTTCCACGCTGATGAAGGACACTGTCAAGACCGGTTTCGCTCCGAGCTAAGCTCACACTCGGAGAAAAGACCATGTCAAATGTATCCCTCTCACGTGACGTGACGGATATGGTCCTTGCGCTCTGCAACGACCTCGCCACACCCGTTTCCCTGTCAGTGTCAAAACTGATAGAGTACGGGGAATGGGATCAACTCGCCCTGAAAAGGGTGGATCCTAATCACTACCTCGACGCAGACAGCTACTGGCGTGATGCCACCGCTGTCTCCGTCTTACGCAAGTACGAAGCCTTACCGACAACCTTTGACCGCAAGGCAAAGGCTATCGAGGGGTTCTTCGCTTGCGAGGCTCAGTGCTATGTAGCCAACGAACGTTTGTCCCCCTTCCTTTACGGCGCTCACGCGTCGGAGGAAGAGGGGGTGATGAGTTTCATACTCACCGCCCGCAAATACATCCGTTCAATCCTGGGCAAACCCCCCACTCACGTGGAGGGCCGCTTCGGGCCGGGGGCTACCTACGGCGACAAAGGGAAATTGACAACCGTTCCCGACAAAATGTCTTCACGACCTACTCTCACTTCGTCCGCCATGGGGTTTCTTTTCCCATGGGCAGAAACAAAATGGGCATCCGCCTGTGCTGAATCTGGACGAGCTCCTCTCTTCGTACCCGGGAACAGGTTCACATCTGTTCCGAAAGACGCAACTAAGTTCCGTGGCATTGCCATAGAACCTTCGTTAAATCTTTTTTACCAGCTCGGCCTTGGTCGAGCTATACGGCGTAGGTTGAAGAGGTCAGGAATCAACCTGACAGACGGGCAAGACATCCACAGGCGGGTTGCCTGTGAAGCCTCGAAAGAAGGCCATATGTCTACGCTCGACTTGAGCAACGCTAGCGATACCGTTTGCAGGAATCTTGTGAAACTCCTGCTCCCCAGTGAGTGGTACGCTCTCCTTGACGACCTCCGCTCTCCGACCACTTTGGTGGACGGGAAGCGTGTCCGCTTGGAGAAGTTTTCCTCTATGGGTAACGGCTACACCTTTGAACTTGAGACGCTGGTTTTTCTAGCAATCTCATGCGCAGCTATGGAAAGCTGTTCTATTCCGGTGTACATTGGCACTAACGTGTTCGTGTACGGGGATGACATAATTGTCCCTACGGAATGTTCTGATGTAGTAATTTCCGCATTGCGCTTCTTCGGAATGACTCCAAATGAGGAGAAATCCTTTACTACGGGTCCTTTCAGAGAAAGTTGTGGTGGCGACTATTTCAATGGCGAGGACGTCCGTCCTTACTTTTTGAAAGATGAACCACATGAACCACAACACTATATTGCAATGGCTAACGGGCTTAGGCGCTTGGGTAATCCAGACGTCTTCGGCTCTTCTCGCTTTATTCTTATTCGTCGCGCTTGGTTTCGCATTTTGGATGCTATTCCTAGTAGTATCAGACGGCTACGAGGGCCTCAAGCCCTCGGTGACCTCTGCATACACGACGATGAAGAACGATGGAGCCAAACAGTCCGTTGGCGAAGCTGCATCCGATACGTCAGAGTCTACCGACCTGCTCGCTTTATGCGAGTTGGTTGGGAACATTTTCGACCGTCGGTTGTGCTAGCAACGGCCCTCTATGGAACCGGGGATGGCATTCTTGGGATTACTCCCAGAGATGCTGTCCTTGGTTACAAACAGGGTTGGGTGCCGTTCAGTTGAACTGAACGGCTAGAGACGTTTTAAGTCTCTACGTTTTGGAGGTCTAACGAACCTTCTGGAGAATCCTATGGATTCAGAAAGCGGG